TGCGCAACGTCAGGGCAACCTTTTCGACGCAGCGTGAAAGGAACCCACATGACCGACCCAAACACCTTCACCCTATCCGACACATTGGAAGCCCGTGAGCTAGTCAAGACCATGCTGCCCCCGTCATTCCGCAAGGCAATCGACGCTGGTGAGCTTGACGGGTGGGGATTGTATCAGCGCGCCGAGGCCATGCTGATCCAGCGGCGGAAAGATGAGGAGGCGGTCGATGGTTGAGCCTGTGACTATCGGCACCGCCACGCTTTACCTAGGCGACTGCTTGGAATTGATGCCTGCCGCTATTCCAGCGATGACCGCTAGAGCGTGCATCACCGACCCGCCTTACGGCATTAACACAAAGTCTGACGGCACAGGAAAACTCTCGCCGTGGGGCGACCTTTGCAATTCGGCGTTCTGGTATGCCGAGTGGATTAAGGTCGCTAGATCAAGATTAAGCGGTGACGGGTGTTTGTGGTCATGCCTGAATTGGCGTTCGCTGGTGACGTTTCAGAAGGCGGCTTGCGACATTCGCTGGTCAATCGAAAGCCTAATGATTTGGGATAAGCAGTGGATTGGGCCGGGTGGCCCGCGAGGGCTTAGGCCATCATATGAGATGGTCGCGCTTTTTGCCAACGCGGACTTCACCATTGAAGACAGGGGCATCCCCGACATTCAAGCCTTCAAATGGTCAAGCCAAAAGCCGCACGGCCACCCCGCTGAAAAGCCGGAAGCGTTGATGGATTTTCTGGTTCGCAACTCCACAAACGAGGGCGAACTTGTGTTTGATCCATTCATGGGAAGCGGGACGACCGGAGCCGCAGCAGTGCGCGCCAATCGGCGGTTTGTTGGATTTGAGCAAGACCCCGATTGGTTCGACATCGCCTGCCGCCGCATCGAGGAAGCGCAGAAACAATCCGACCTGTTCATCGAGGCACCCAAGCCCAAGCCGGTGCAACCTGACTTTCTGAAAGGTGCAGCATGACTGACCGCATGGAAAAGATAATCGCAGCCGGTGAGGCGGATCACGAAGCCGTCCGCCTGCGAGAGCGCGCAAAGATCGTGGCATGGCTGCTGCAAGACGCGGCGAAACTGAAATCCGATATTGCAGACGGGTATTGGGACGGCGACGAATATTGGGGCGAGCGCATCGTCGAAACCATCATTGATTGCGCCAACACCATTGAGCGCGGCGAACACTTGAAAGGTGCAGCATGACCCGAGCCAAGCGTAAAGCCCGCAAGCCAATCGCCGCCGAGCCAATGGACTTGCCGACCCCTGAGCAGATCCGCAACGGCGACTTTGAGCGCGTGTTCACCAACCACGTTGACAGCAACACCAAGGCCATGACCTACAGGCGCACGGATAGCTTTATCCTGCTCAAGTGGATGTCAGAGCATGACGCGGGCAGGCTGTTCCCTATCCAGGCGCAGCGGTTCATTGGCGATTGCATCGTGCTATGGTTCAAGTGCGGCTCACCCAACGTAACCGCCAACTATGGCGAGCGCATTCACAGCGGGCGATATGACGCGGGCTTTGATAAGTTGGCAGCACTGGAAGAGATACGGCGCTTCCGTTCCCTACTAGGCCCGTATCAGCGCCACATGTGGCCCGTGTTTGAGAACGTGGTGCGGCACAATATGCCCGCAGGTGTCGCCGGGTCAGACTACGCCAACAACCCAGCGCAGAGCATCCAAGCGGCCAAGATGATAACGAGCGCAGTGGCCTGTGAATTGGCGGGGAAATTGAAGTATTGACGTTTTAATTGAAAGCGTGTATGGCGGCTATAATTCTACACACGCGCCCGCAGGTCACAAGCCTAGCGGGCGTTCGCGTTAGGGGCCTAGCGCTCCTGCCCAACATCCTGTGCCGGACAATCCAAGATAGCGGCGTGGTGCGGGCAAACACACGGAGGCTGGCCGGAAACGCCCCTAGGATCGCACGGCGGGCTTTTGGCGGGCGTAGTGACCCCGTTGCCTGACACGCGACAGGATGGCGGCTTTCTCGGCCTTGAGGGGTGCGGCTTGATCGGCCAGAACGGCAAGCGCCGCCTCGATCTGGTCAAGGCGGGCTTGTTCGGTGGGGGTGGGGTTAGGCACGATAGCGGAACCTCGCATTATTGGCCCCCACAGGTGCGCCAAGCGAACCGTCATCGTTCAGGCGGTGAAAGATTGCCGTAATGATCGTGAGGTTTACGCCTTGCTCTGCAAAGCGGATCACTCCGTCTACGGGGTAAGTGAGGAAAGAATTATCCGACGCTTCAAGCGTCACCGGCAGGCTAAACCAGCTAGTGCCAGCGCACTTGATTTGATGAGCCTTGAGGCTGTCGTGAAACTTGGGGTTATAGGTCATTTCGTATCTCCTCGGTTGATGCCCCCTTATAACGCTACATCGCGTTAGGTGTCAAACGGAAAAATGCGTTAGGGTGAAAATAATTCAGGAGGCCAGTCAATGCGCCTCGCAGCCCTGCTACTCTGCCTCGCCATCGCCCTATTTCTGGTTGGCAGTCTTGCAGGCATAGCGGTTCTGATGATCGGCGCAGGCATTGGTAAGCTGTGGCGGTGAGGCGCACTACGGGATGAGCGCGATGGACGATGATCTGTTCGATCCTGACTGTGCAATTCGCGTGGAAGCGCTGCACGCTGCAATCTGGCGGCTAAATACCAACGGCGAAAGCTCAGTGGCACTCGACAGCCTGCTAGGTGATGCAAACGCTATCTTGCATTTCCTCACCGATGGCGAGGGTGTCGAGTTCAGTGGGCCTGAAAGCCTGCGCAAGTTTGTGAGGGGCGAGTGATGGGCAGACCCTCCCTTGAAACGCCAGAGACCAAAGCAATCATCCTAGAGCGCATCGCTAACGGCGAGCCTTTGGCGCAGATATGCCGCGACACTGATATGCCTTGCATGAGCGCGGTAAATAACTGGCGGCGTTCGGATGCTGGGTTTGATGGCGACTTCGCGCGTGCGCGCGAGGCTGGCCACGATGTCATTGCGGCAGGCACCCGCGACGTTGCGCGCGGCGGCGCTGGTAGTAGCGGTGACGTGCAGCGGGATCGGCTAATCGTCGAGACTGACCTGAAGCTTCTAGCGAAGTGGGACAAGCGATACAGCGACAAGGTAAAGCACGTTGGTGGAGACGAAGGTGACAACCCCATCGCCTTCACTGGCTTCAAGCGCCAGTTCATCGACTGACGTAATCCGCACGCCTCGCAAGCTAGCCCCGTTGCTGCGGCCTGCGCGCTACAAGGGGCTGCATGGTGGACGCGGTTCGGGCAAGTCGCACTTCTTCGCTGAGTTGCTGGTTGAAGAGGCGACGATCCGGTCGGGCTTTCGCGCTGTTTGTGTGCGCGAGGTGCAAAAGTCGCTTAAGCAGTCGGTCAAGCTGCTGGTCGAGGACAAGATACGCAGCATGGGCGTTGCGCACCTGTTCGAGGTGCTCGAGGCCGAGATACGCACACCAGGCGGCGGGGTTATCATCTTTCAGGGGATGCAGAACCACACGGCGGACAGCATCAAGTCGCTTGAAGGCTTCGACATCGCATGGTGCGAGGAAGCGCAAAGCCTGAGCCAACGCTCTCTTGACCTGTTGCGCCCGACGATCCGCAAGTCTGGCAGTGAATTGTGGTTCAGTTGGAACCCGAACGCGCCGGATGATCCGGTTGATAGCTTGTTGCGTGGTGACCAGCCTCCGACCGATGCTGTAGTGCTAGAGATTAACTGGAACGACAATCCTTGGTTGCCTGCTGAATTGCGGCAGGAGCAAGAGGACGACAAGCGCCGCGACCCGGACAAGTGGGCGCACGTTTGGGGCGGTCATTATTCGCTGAACAGCGAAGCGCGGGTGTTTCGCAATTGGACGATTGAAGAGTTCGACACGCCTAGCGATGCGATCCACCGCTTCGGCGCGGATTGGGGCTTTGCGGTTGACCCGACCGTGCTGGTTCGCTCCCATGTGCAGGGCCGCAAGCTGTTTGTTGACCAAGAAGCTTGGCAGGTTGGTTGTGAGATTGACCACCTGCCGAAGCTGTTTGACACCATCGAGGGCAGTCGCAAGTTCCTGATCCGAGCGGATAGCGCGCGGCCTGAAACTGTTAGCTACATGGTGCGGCAGGGGTTCAAGATCATACCGGCTATCAAGGGGCCGGGTTCGATTGAGGACGGCGTGGAGTTCCTGCGCAGCTTTGACATTGTGGTTCATCCGCGCTGCGCCAAGGTCATTAACGAGCTAACGCTTTACGCATACAAGGTTGACGAACACACGGGCGACATTCTGCCGGTGCTGGACGACAAAAACAACCACACCATCGACGCGCTGCGCTACGCCTTGGAAGAGCTGCGCAAGTCTGGTTACAAACCGGCGGCGCAAACAAACGAACACACGTGGAACGGGCCGCACCGCCCGTCTTGGCGCAAACCTAGAGAGGACAGCAGTTGGAAAACAGCGTGACAGCCTCTCAAGACAGCCTCACCCAATACAAGCGTTATTTTGAGGACGCGCGGGACGCTAACGACAAGCAGCGTTCGGAAGCCCTGATTGATCGCGACTATTTCGACGGCTATCAATGGACGGAAGAAGAGCGCCGTATCCTTGCCGAGCGCAAACAGCCGCCGCTTTACTTCAATGAGGTGAAGGTTGCCATTCGCGGGCTGATCGGCGTTTGGGAGCAGGGTGAGACTGACCCGCGTGCATGGCCGCGCAACCCCGATGATGAACAGGCTGCGGACGTTGCGACCAAGGTTCTGCGGTATATTAAAGACCAGACCGAATGGACTGACAAGCGCACTTATTGCGCGCTCAACTACTTCGTGGAAGGCACGACTGCGGTTATCGTCGGTGCCGATCCTGAGACGGGTCGCCCGACTGTTGAGCAGATCAAATACGAGGAGTTTTTCCACGACCCGCGCTCGCGTGCATTAGACTTCAGCGATGCGCGTTTCATGGGCATTGGCAAGTGGATGTTCGCCGAGGATGCGGCGGCGATGTATCCTGAACAGCGGGACGACATTCTGGCATCGCTTGATGCAGGCACCACGATGGGCGTTGCCGGTGACACGTTCGAGGACAGGCCATCGGGTGAGCATCTTTCAACGGATTGGCTGGACGGTAAGCTTCGGCGTGTGTTCGTGGCTGAAATGTATCACCGCGAGGGCGGTCAGTGGATGCGTTGCGTCTTTTGGGGGCGCGGTGTTCTTGAGGCTGGCCCGTCGCCTTACGTTGACAAGAACGGCAAACCTTCGTGCGCAATCAAGGCGCGCTCGTGCTACATTGACCGCGACAACCGCCGCTATAGCGAGGTGCGCGACCTTCGCAGCCCGCAGGACGCGATCAACAAGCGCGAAAGCAAACTGCTGCATCTGGTGAACAATCGCCAGATACAGGCGACTGACGTTAGCATGGCGATGGCGGTTAATCCCGACGAAGCCCGCCGCGAAGCCGCTCGGCCTGATGGTGTTATCCCGCCAGGCTATCAGATTGTCACCACGGGCGACATGGCGACCGGGCAGGCGCTGCTTTTGGATAGCGCCCGCAACTTCATCCAGCGCATCGGGCAGAACCCCGGCGTGCTGGCGGCGCAGTCGGCATCATCGAGTGGTCGCGCGCAGATCGCCCGCCAACAGGCTGGCATGACCGATAGCGCGATGACGCTTAACGGGCTGCGCAAGTTTGAACACGCGGTTTATTCGGCGTGCTGGGATCGTGCGCGCCAGTTTTGGAAGCAGCCCGATTGGATCAGGGTAACGGACGACGAACAGGCTGCGCAATTCGTGGGCATCAATCAGCCCATCCAAGGCTCAGCGCAGGTGATGCTTGACCCGGCGACGGGAATGCCCACGATCATGCGTCCGGTGCTGGGTTACGATAACCCGATTGCCGAGCTTGACGTTGACATCACGATTGACAGCGTGCCGAACACGGCGACCTTGGCGATGGAGCAATTTGAGACGCTGGCGCAGTTGGCGCAGTCTGGCGTTGCTATCCCGCCGCAAGCTTTGATTATGGCCTCGTCGCTGCCTGACAAGGCTAAGCTGATGGAGATGATGCAGCCTGCCGAGCCTGACCCGATGATGCAGATGCAGCAACAGCTTGCGGTGCGCGGGGCGGTTGCCGAGGTGAGCAAGTCGGAGGCCGAGGTCGAGAACACGCAAGCCGACACGCAGTTGAAGCTGGCCAAGGCTGGCGAGGCGGCAATCAAGCCGCAACTGTCCGCGCTTGAAGCCGGGGCGCGTCTTGGCGGGTTCGCTTGAAGCCTACGCCAACGGGCTAAGGAACGAATTTCTGATTTTGGACAACCTGCCGCGTGAGTGGCGCGCGTTAGTCCACGAGTTCGGCAGCAATAACACGGTGCAGTTGTTTCGTGCGGGCTTCGGCCCTGCGGACGCTGAAGCCATGCTTGCTGCCCAAAGGTGCCGCCGACCTTAAAAGGGCGCTTTCGTCACATTGAACGCATCAATGAACGGGCCGCCGCCGTCCGGGCGCATCGCCATGCCAGCGTAAGGGCAAACCACATGACTGACGAAGATATTTTCGGAGAAGCACCGATTGCCGAGGAACAGGTTGAGGCCACGCCGGAAACGGTAACGCTTGAGCCTGAAGCGGAACAGCCTGCGGAAACTCCCGCAGAGCCGCCTGTCGCTACGCCTGAGCCTGCCAAGCCTGAGCCGGGACACGTTCCGATCAGCGCGATGCTGGATGAGCGCGAGCGCCGCCAAAAGCTAGAGGCCGAGCTTGCACGCGTTCAAGCGCAGCAAACCCCGCCCGAGCCGCTCGATGTTTATGACCCTGAGCAAATGGCTGCATTTCAGCAGCAACAGGTCATCAACACGAAGCTTGATATCTCCGAGGATATGACCCGCGACAAGTTCGGCGACGAATTGGTTGACCAAGCCCGTGATTGGGCCTTGCAGCGGTTTAATGCCAACCCGACCTATCAGGCCGAGGTGCTACGTCAGCGCAACCCGTGGAAGTATGTTGTTGAGCAATACCAGCGCGACCAGATCGCGTCACAGGTTAGCCTTGATGACTTCCAGCAATTCCAGGCGTGGAAGGCCGCACAAGGCCAGCTCGCGCAGCAAACCGCCGCACCTTTAGCGGCTGATCCCCCTTCCGTTCAGCCTCCCCGCTCATTGGCGAGCGCGCCGTCTGCTGGTTCATCCACGCAGCCGAAGCCTGACCCTGTGACGGAAAAGCTGAACGCCATGTTCTAGGACAATCAAGATGGCTGATTTTACCCTCGCAACCGCCTCGCAGCGGAAAGAATGGTCGAACAAAGCGCACATGGAATACGTGCGCCGCTCGCGTTTCGCCAAGTTCATTAACAACAGCACCAACGCTATTTTTCAGGGTTACAGCGACCTTGAGAAGCGCGCTGGTGATACTCTGAATATCCCGCTGTTCTACAAGCTGGGCGGCGCTCCGGTGACTGGAGAAACCCCGATTGTCGGTAACGAAACCCCGCTGGACAACTACAACTGCGGCGTTCCTGTTGCCCTGCGCGGCAAGGGCGTTGCCATCACCAAGAACCAGTCGTTCCGCACTGAGATGGACGTGATGAACGCGGCCAAGGAAAGCCTCACCCGTTATTTCGGTGAGCTTCTGCGGGATGACATCATCGAAGCCCTTGGCTCGGTTGTTACCACTGGCGACACGACCGTCAACTACGGCGCGGCGACGACTGCCAACCGTAACGCCTACTCGGCTGCTAACCAAGACCGTCTGTTCTTCGGCACTGTCGCCGGTTACAGCGCGACTTGGGCAACCGCGCTTGGCAACGTGGATGCAGGCGAAACCTGCACCGCTGCGCGCATGAGCGTGGTCAAGCGTCTGGCACTTGCCGCTTCGCCTGCGATCAACCCCTACCAGGTCAATGACGACATGGGTCAGGAGTATTTCATCGCGTTCCACGGCTCGCGCACCTTCCGCGATCTGACCAACGACACGGCGGTTCTCAATGCCAACCGTGAAGCCCGCGCCCGTGAAGGCAACGGGATGGACAGCAACCCGATTTTCCAGTCGGGCGACATCATCTATGACGGTGTTATCCATCGCGAAGTGCCGGAAATTGACGCTTGGGCGGCTGCTAACGGCCTCAACACTGCTGGCGGCTCGTCGGCTCCGATCCGCCCGGTTTACCTGTGCGGCACGCAGTCGGTGTTTATCGCTTACTCGCAGCGTCCGCAGGCTGGCACGGAAAAGTCGGACATCCCGACCCTGAACCGTCGCATGACTGTCGGCATGGACGAAATCATTGGCGTCAAGAAGGCTGCTTTCAACGGCAAGGCTCACGGCGTTGTGACTGCGTTCTTCGGCGCTGCGGCTGACGCTTAACCTTTTGGGGCGGGCTGTAATGGCTCGCCCCTTTTCATTCTGGAGTATTTCCAATGCCTGCTTCCAACTCTACTCAGTCGCGGCTTGCCGCACCGGGCCACGGCTTCGGTGGTAACGTCAAGGTATCGTATGGCGAAGTCGCCTTTACCGGCACCATTACTACTGCGGACTCCGCCGCGATGTTCAACTTGCCCGTGGGCGCTATTGTGCTTCATGCCACGATTGAGGCTGATGACCTCGACACGGGTGGCTCGCCGACCATTACCCTTAATCTGGGCGATGCTGGTGATGCTGACCGTTACTTCGCGGCTTCGACCGTGGCGCAGGCTGGCACTCAGTCCAGCGCATCGGCTGTAGCCGGGATGTTCTTCACGGTGACTGAAGGCAACACGGCAGTTCGGCTTGCTGTAGCGGCCAACGCGGCCACTTCGGCTGCGGGTTCGGTTCGCGCTGCGATCCTCTACTACTTGCCCTAATCCGAGCGGGGCGGGCTTCAGCCCGCCCCCAAAAGGCGCGGCCATGCTGTTTCGCTTTATCGGCCAATACACGCATGGCCGCACCACCATCAACGCGGGCGTTGATTTTGAGGGGCGCGAGCCGTCCGAAGTTACGGATGCAGAATTGATCCGGCGCTTGTCCGCAAATGTCGAGTTTGAGGCTGTCTCGGATGAGGCACCCGTTGAAGCGCCCAAGAAGCGCGGTCGCCCTAAGAAGGTATCTGAATAATGGCCAACGCAATTTACCCCCTCTACAAGCAGGCGCTTCTCGCTGGCGATGCTAACGCCGATTTGGACAACAACACCACGACCGATGGTGTGTATGTCGCTCTCATCGACACCGGCACTTACACCTACTCGGCGGCGCACCAGTTTTATTCCTCGCTTTCGGGGATCGTTGGCACGCCGCAGCGCATTACCAGCCCGACCGTTGTGAACGGGGTGTTGGACGGCTCCGATGTGACCTATACCGCTGTGACCGGTAACAGCGCCGAGGCGCTGGCGATCTATCGTCAGAACAGCGGCGCGAACACCACTTGGCGGCTTGTGGCCTACATCGACACGAGCGTGACTGGCTTGCCGGTTACTCCGAACGGCGGCGACATTACCATTACTTGGAATGCCTCGGGCATCTTTGCGCTCTAAGGAATAGAACATGGCTGACAATGTAGGCTACACAGCAGGATCGGGGACGCAGATTGCATCCCGCGAAATCACTTATTCCGGTGATCTCGCAAAGATGCAGGTCGTGGGTTTGGCGACCCTCTCGGGGGCTGACGATGCCAAGGTGCCAACAGACATTTCCCCGACTGCACCGATGCCGGTGGCGGCTTACGGCGAACTGATCGAGGCCATCGAGGCCATGCGGATGGCGGTCAACGCGCTGACAAAGAGCATCGGCTATGCGCTGCCGAACGCACAGGGCTTTCCGATTATGGAGGTGCGGCAGGCGACGCAAAGTAACTTGAACGTCAATGCCAGCCAAGCCGGCACATGGAACCTTGGCACTATTACTTCGATCACGAACCAAGCGCAGATCGGGGGCTTTGCGGCCAACGACCAAATCCCTGCTCTTATGCACCTTCAGGCGGACAATCTCCGCCGCAATATCGGAGTAAGCTAATATGGCAACTACAAACGGAAACCGGAAACTTCTCGATCTTAAGCGTTGGGAGTTTTGCGCGCCGTCACCGCACGTTTCGGCGGCGGGTTCGTTTATCGTATCCTCGCGGCACTTCCGCCAGCAGCAGATGTTCGTCGTCAGCAACTCGGTTGCGGCGATCTACAACCCTCTGGAGGATGGCTGGATCAACATCCCCACCCCCGGCCTTGCTGGCACGTTTGGCGCAGGCGCAAGCGGGACTGCGGGCGGATGGTCAACCGGCTCGACCGTTGGCGCAGGTTCGCTGACGGCGACCGCTGGCACCGTTTCCTCAATCACGACGAACCAGAACCTTCAGCGCGATCTGCGCGGTTACAAGATCCACATCCTTTCCGGCCCAAACAACGGCGCGGTGCTGGACATTGAGCGCAACACGACCGGCGCGAGCTCGGTTATCACGGTGGCCACGCAAGGCACTGCCTTCAGCGCCTCGACGGTCTATCGCTTGCTGACCCCGCGCTACTATGTCGTCGGCGCAGGCACGTTGGCATCCGCCAGCTTCCGCGTCTATGATTACGCCACGAACACTTGGACGACGCTCTCTCAGACCAACCTGCCCGCGACCATTGGCACGGACGGCAAGCTGATCGCCACCCCTTCGATCATTGATGGCGACTTCAAGACGTTTGCCACCGGCACCGCGACCAGCGCCACCAGCACCACGCTGGTGCAGACGGGCAAGACTTGGACGGCCTCGCAGTGGATCAACTCGCAGGTTCGCATCACGGGCGGAACGGGCGCGGGCCAAATCCGCACCATCACCGCGAACACTGCCGACACGCTGACCGTAGCAACGTGGACGACCACCCCTGACGCGACCTCGACCTATGCCATCGAGGGGAACGACAACTTCCTCTATTACATGGGAAACAACGCGGTCACGATGTATCGCTACGACATCACCGCGAATACATGGTCAACGCTCTCTCCGGTTGCCGCTCGCGGCGGCGCTCCTACCACGGGCATGTCGGGCCACTGGGTGCATTCGGCCACTGAAGCGGATTGGACAAACGAAAGCGCAATCTTGAACGGGCGCTATATCTACTCCTTCCGTGGGGCTGCTGGCGCTCTGCTCGACCGTTACGACATTGCGGGCAACACTTGGGCAGCGGTCGCTTACGGCCCTGCGACCGAGACGTTCACCACTGGCACCAAGTATGTTCTGCACGGCGGCAGGCTCAACATTCAAAAGGAAGCGACGGGCCGCTGGTTCGCCTACGATTTTGCGCGTTCTGAAATGTTCCCGTGGGGTACCATGCTTTACCCGCAGGGCGCGGCGGTGCTGGGGGATACGGCTTTCGATGCGGTCTACAAGGACGGCGCAACCGAAATCTACTACGTCTATATGCTGCTCAACACCTCCAACATCCTCCTGCGGCAAATGGTGATCTGATGGACATCCCCGAACTCATCGCAATGTGTGAGCGGCGGCTGGCAAGCCTCGAAAGCGTGCGCGGTTCTGCCGTCACGCTTGGCGATCTGCAACAAGTGGGAGAGATTGAAGCCAGCATCTTTGAGACACAGGCCACGCTAAACCAGCTCCGAACTCTGGAGGTTTAACATCCTCCTGTGTCAGATGATTATTTGACACCTAACTCAGAGGAGCTCAAGTAATGCTTTTGACGCTCCTTTCCCCCGCACCCACGTCTGGCGCGGTTGATGTAGATTACCTGATCGTCGCTGGCGGTGGGGCGGGTGGCCGGGGTGACTTCGGGATTGCGTCTGGCGGTGGCGGGGCGGGTGGCTTACTCACCGGCACTTCATCCATCACGGCGACGGGTTCTTACACAATCACGGTTGGCGCAGGCGGCGTTCCTGCGAGTTCGGGCTACACTGACCGTGGCGGCAACGGCGGCAACTCGTCGTTCAATAGCCTGATCGCTATTGGCGGTGGCGGCGGTAACGCACTGGATACGCCTGACGGCGCTTCGGGCGGTTCGGGCGGCGGCGGGGGGCGCACAACCGGCGTTGGCGGTTCCGGCACATCCGGGCAAGGTAACGCGGGCGGCGATCTTGGCACCGGAGATGAAAACTTCACCGCAGGAGGCGGGGGCGGTGCCGGGGCGGTTGGCGGCGACGGTATCGCGGGAAGCATTGCGCCTCTCGGCGGTGACGGCGGCGCGGGTGTTAGTTCATCAATCAGTGGTTCGGCTGTTACCTATGCAGGCGGGGGCGGCGCTGGGCGTTCTGGCCTAGGTGGCAGCGGCGGTGGTGGTGCTGGCGCGGACAACGCAACTGGTGGCGCTGGCACAGCCAACACGGGCGGGGGTGGCGGCGGCGCAAGACAAGGGTTTGGCGGCGCAGGCGGCTCTGGCGTAGTCATCCTCCGCTACGCCACGGCTGAGATGACCGCGACGGGCGGGACAATCACGACCGTTGGCTCTGACACGGTTCACACGTTCAACAGCAGTGGCACGTTGACGGTTACGGCGATTGGCGGCGGTGGTGGAGCACAAACTCTCACTCCGGCGCGCTTCGACAACAGCCAGACCTTCTACGCCGCTACAGTTTCGGTCGGCGCGGTCACGCTCACGCCTGCGCTCTTCACTAACGACAATACCTTCTACGCTGCCACAGTTTCGCAGGCTGGCGGCGCACAAACCTTAACGCCTGCGCGCTTCGACAATAGCCAGACCTTCTACCCGCCTACGGTAACGGTCGGCGCGGTTACGCTTACTCCGGCGCTTTTCACCAACACAAACACCTTCTACGCTGCTACAGTTTCGCAGGCTGGCGGCGCGCAAACACTAACGCCCGACCTGTTTACAGATGGCGACACCTTCTTCGCTGCCACCGTTGGGCGGGGCGCGGTCACTCTCGCACCCGCGCTATTTACTGACGGCGACACGTTCTACGCGGCGACTGTTTCGCTAGGCTCTGGGCCGCAAACCCTAACGCCCGACCTGTTCACCGATGGCGACACTTTCTACGCCGCAACAGTGACGCGCGGCACCGTAACGCTTAGCGTTACACGGTTCGACAATGCCAACACGTTCTACGGCCCGACTTTAACTTCACAGCGCACACTAACGCCTGCACTGTTCACCAATACCAACACGTTTTTCGGGCCTACGGTTACACAGGGCGCGGGCGCTCAAACACTAACGCCGAACCTGTTCACGAATGCCAACCAGTTCTTCGGGCCGGTTGTATTTAACCAAACGCAAATAATCTTGCCGCCCCTGGTGGCAAACGATAACGGGTTTTTCGTCGCTGTCGTGAGTTCAAGCAACGTAACCGTTCTGCGGGGCGTTAGCCGGTCTGGGCGATCTGCACCACTACGCGATGCTCGATCCGCAACTGTCGCGCGCAACGTATCAAGCGCACGCGGCGCACGCACAGCAAGGTCAAGGGGGCGATAATGGCTATTTTCTGGTCTGCCAAAACGCCGACGCAGGTTATCCGCTATAATTGGTTGCCTGATTTGTTGGCTGGTGACACGCTGGCATCGGTAACAATTACGGCGACCGGCGCAACGATTGATCTCAGCTCGTTCGATCTGGATAGCGTCTCCGTCCTAATATCGGGCGGGACGGCGGGGGAAACCGCTAGTTTCGCTGCGTCGGCAACCACTGCTGAGGGCGAAACGCTTACCGAAACGATCTACCTGCCGATTATCGCCAGCGCGGCACAGATCGCACACACGGCGCGAGAATATGCGACTTTCGCCCTGCGGCGCGTGATCGGCAACGGCGAAACGCCAAGCGCGGATGAGATGACCGACGCGCTGGAGCGGCTAAACGCAATGGTGGCAGAATGGCGCGTGCGAGGCGCTGACATTGGCGCAGCGTTCCCGATTGTCGCGGAAACGGTGATCTATTGCCCCGACTATGCGGCCTCGGCTTTGCGTTACAACCTGCTGATGGACGTTGCCAGCCTTTACGGCGAGCAGGTATCGCAACACGAGGCACTAATGGCGCGCAATGGTCTGGTGCAAATTCAGCATCGGAATATGCCTGAAACCCGCACCACCGAGTATTTTTAATGCCTGCCCTTAGCTTTGGCCTGTCCTCATACGAACGGGCCGAGGGCGACCTTCCGGGGTTGCCTGCTGTCAACATGTATGCCGAGGAAACCGCATCGGAAGGCGTTGTGCTGCAATCGCGGCGCGGGCTTGCCGATCTGGCGGCGAATATGGGCGCAGGGCCGGTGCGGGCGCTGTTCAAGCGTGACGGGGTGGTCGCTGGCTCGCAGTTCGGCGTGAGCGGTTTGGCGCTGTATCAGGCGACAACTAGCCGGGGGACGGTGACAGGTTCGGGGCCGGTTTCGATTGCCGGGAATGAAACGGGCATTCTGGTTTGTGCTGGCGCATCGCTGCACAGCTACAACGGGACGACCTTTGCGACGGTTTCGCTGCCCGATAGCTTTAACGCAATCAAGGTGGTGGAAGGCGCATCGCGGTTTGTCGTGATCCGCGCCAATAGCGGGCGGTTCTACTTCACGCCGCCGCTTGCGCAGACGTTTGACGCATTGGACTTTGCCACGGCGGAAAGCGAGGCTGACCAGCTTCTTGACGCGCTGTTTCTTGACGACATCCTGATCCTGTTCGGCAAGGAAACGGTCGAGTTCTGGCCAAACACGACTGACAATAACCTGCCGTTTCAGGCGTTGGAAGTGCGCGTTCTTGAGCGCGGCATCAGGGCGACCGGCTGCGCAACAACGCTAGGTTCAAGTTTCGCGTGGATCACTGACCAGAACACGGTTTGTTTGAACGACGAAAACGGCGTTATTTCCAATCCTGGCATTCAAGAGCGCCTGTCCGCTTCGACGACCGCCAGCCTGTTCAATTTCTTCATCGACGGCACTGAGTTCCTTGCCTGCCGGATGGATGACGAAACTCAAGTGTATAACACGCGCACAGGCACTTGGAGCCAATTCGAGACTAACGGCGGCAATTGGGCCGCAACCTGTCACGCGGCGGGCGTGTTCGGTTCTGCGGACGGCAAGACGCTGGCCTTTGGTGATGACTACCTTGAATTGGGAGGGGTTCTGGAACGGCGTTTCAGAGGCGGGCTGCCTATCAATGGCGGCGGGGTGCCGATTTACAACCTTAGGCTGCGGTGCAACCCCGGCCAGACAGGTTTCTTAAGCGGGGCATATGCCGACCCGATTATTGAAATGCGCATATCACGCGATGCGGGCCAGACTTGGGGGCTTTGGAAAGGCACTCAATTGGGCTTGCAAGGCGAGTATCGCAAGCGGGTGGAATGGCGAGCCTTGGGGATGGCATCGGCCCCCGGCTTTATGTGTGACATCAGATTGACTGACCCGGTGCCGCTTCGTGCATCTGCCATTTTCGTCAATGAGCCGTTCGGCGGGAGAGTTTAATGGCAACCGTAACGATTTTTGACGCCTTTCCCGAAGCTGCGGCGGAAGGCATCCACAACCTTGCATCAAACACGCTCAAGGTTGCGCTCACCAATACCGCGCCGAGCAAGTCGGCCAACACAGTGCTGGCGAACATCACCCAGATCGCGGCGGGCAATGGCTATGTAGCGGGCGGCGTGACGGCCACTGTGGCTTCGTCCTCGCAGACGGGCGGGGTCTATACCCTAATCCTGTCCGGCGTGTCCTGGACGGCCTCTGGCGGCGACATAGCGGCCAACCGTTATGCGGTGCTGTATAACGACACGGCGGCGAGCAAGAACCTTATCGCTTATGCCGACTTCGGGGTTTCGGCGGTGATTGCGAACGGCAACACTGAAACCGCTAACGGGACTTGGATTGGTGCCTGATATTACGGTTCCCGGCGCGCTGACATTTAGCGGCGGGATGCTGCGCACGGCGCGCTTGGTTCCGGCGCGGTTGCGCTACACGGCGGGCAATGTGACATCGGCGCGGGAATCGGCGGTATCGGGCTTGGCTGCGGTTCCGAAGCTTGATCGCTTGCGGCGGTTCGACAAGCTGATGAACGGCGACGAGGTTGACCTCCGGTTTCAGTTAATCTGGCAGCGCACGATGGAGGGGATCGAGGCCGCGTTTGAAGCGGTGAACCAGCGCGTTGATGACCTGTCGGCTATTCTGGCGCGGTTGACTGCTGCCGAGGAATTGGCGCAGGCGGCGAACGATACAGCGGTGGCGGCGGTGGCGCAGGTTGAAGTGGTATCGGCTGCGGTTGCCGAGACATTCACGGAAGTCGATCCGGTGTTCGGTGACAGTTTCACGGATAGGCTAGAGCCATGATCCGCCCTGCAACGCTAGGCGATATTCCGGCGTTGTTGGAGATGGGCAAGGCTTTCGCTGACGAGGCAGGCGTGACTGCCCGCGTCGGTTGGGATGACGATAGCGTGGCGGAAATGCTTGAAGGGCTGATCCTGTCGGATGACGGGATTGTTCTGGTGAGCGAGCGCGGGATGATCGGCGGGTATGTTGCGGCGCACCCGTTCAATCGCAATGCGCGACTGTTCGCGGAATTGTTCTGGCGCGCCGAGGACGGTCAGGGGTTGGCGCTCCTGAAAGCCGCTGAAGCGCAAGCAGAGGCCCGTGGGGCAACTAAGTCAGTGATGGTGGCAATGGACGGCATGGGGCGCACACAGCGGCTCTATGGGCGTTTGGGTTATGCGCCTTGCGAAATGCAATTCATAAAGGATATTGGCTGATGGGATTGGTCACAGGGCTTGCCCTTGGTGCGGCGGCGCTTGGCGCTGGCGCGTCTGCTATTTCGAGCAACAAGGCATCGAAGCGAGCAGCGCGGACTTCGCAGGACACCACCGCGTCAAACAACGCGCTGGCCCGCGACATCTACGGGCAGAACAGGCAAACGCTTTCGCCGTTCGTCAATCGCGGCAACGTGGCGGGCAACCAGATCAACGCGCTGCTCGGGCTTGGTGGTTCGCAGGAAATGGGCGGGCCTGCGCAGGTTAGCCCGAACGCCATGACACAGTTCGGCGGTTACAGCCCTGCGGGCTATGCGGACGCGGGTATGCCCTACGGCATCGGTGACGGGTTTGTCAGCACCGGCACAATGGACGGCGGCATGATAAACGCCGCGAACAACACGATGGGGCAAATGCCGACGCAAACGAGCCAGCAGGCACAGAACGCAGCCTTTGACAACTTCCGCAATTCGACCGGCTATCAGTTCCGCCTTGGCGAGGGGTTGGACGCGGTTGGCAGCACTTACGCGGGGATCGGCGGGCTTCAATCGGGCGCGGCCATGCGCGGAATTACCGATTACGGGCAGAACTTCGCGTCTAACGAGTTCGGGAATTACATCAACGCGCTCGGCAACCAGCAAGCGGTTGGCGCTGGCGGTGCATCGGCGCTTGCCGGTGTGGGCCAGAACTACGCGGGGACTGTGATTGGCTCGAACAACCTAAACGCGCAGAACCAGATGGCCGCGCAGCTAGGTCGGCAAAACCCGCTAGCCAATATGCTAGGCACGGTTGGCGGCGGCTTCTTGGGGATGGGCCGATGAATTGGGGGCCAGGAGCAGCAGGCGGGTTTCAGAACGCGCTTTCGACGGGGTTGCAGTTGGGCCAGATGGTTCGGCAGCAAAAGCAAGAAAACGCGCTGATGCAGCAGCGGCAGCAGCAGATTGATTTGCAGGGGCGGCAGTTTGAGGCAGAGCGGGAGCAAAGGGCAGCGTCCGCGCGCCGTGCAGACCTGCCAACGGTCATAAGGCTGCTTGAAACGTCAACCGATGAACAGACGTATCAGCGCAACCTGGGGCTTGCTGGGCGTTTTGGAATTGACACAAGCCAGCTTCCGCAGACGTTTGACCCCGCATGGCGCGATAACGAACTTAAATCAATGAAGGCGATTGCTACCCCTGAGGGGCAAACTGTGCTTTCGGCTGCTGGCAAGCAGGCGGCAGATGAGGGCAAGATACCGGGGACGCCTGAGTTCCAAGCGCGCACTAAAGAGATTTATGAGCAAAGCGGCGCAATTCCCTACACCGACGAAAGCGGCGCTACTCGCCTTTATATCCCCGGCAGGAACGGCGTTCCCACACAGCAGCCGATGGGCGAGGGAACCGTGATTGAGAACGGCGCGGGCGAACAGATGATCCTGCGCAATGGCCGCTGGGTTGCCATGCCGAAAGGGGGCGCTGGCGGAAACGTCAGCGGCAACTTTTGACCGTATCGCCGCCATCACAGTGCAATCGGAAAGCGCGGGCAACCCAAACGCGGTAAGCCCCAAGGGTGCGCGGGGATTGATGCAAGTCATGCCCGAGACTGCTCGCAATCCGGGTTTTGGCATCCGCCCGTCCAATGGCACGCAAGCCGATGATGTGCGTGTCGGGCGGGAATACCTCGCTAAGATGCATCAGCAGTTTGGCGGCGACATGGCGAAAGTCTGGGCAGCTTACAACGCTGGGCCGGGTCGCACACAGGCGGCGATTGCCAAGTATGGCGATGATTGGCTGCGATATATGCCTTCGGAAACACGAAACTACGTCCGCAAGAATATGCGGGCGCTTGGAGGACGATAATGCAGGAACTCCCCCCCGGCTTTCGTATTGTGGGCGCGCCCCAAAGCGGAGACCCTGTGATCGCACCGCCCAATCCCTACAAGGAACGTGAGGCTAACAGGCAAGACCGCGCGCTTGACATCCAAGAGCAAAACGCCGTTGTGCAGTCGCAACTGAACAGCATCGAGTTGAACAAGGCGCGCGCGGAAGATCAAGAGCGCGAGCAGCGCAAGACTGACATCGCCACCAAGGAGCAGGAAGTCTTGCAAGACACGCTGCGCCGCATCGAGCTTATCGACGAGGTGTATGCGGACGCAACCAACCAGGGGACTATGCTCGGAAGCACTGGCGAAGTTGGTTATCTAGGCAACGCGCTTTCCGAGACCGGCGGAACTGCCGCATTTGACCTTGCAGCCAAAATCTCGACCATCCAAGGCGTAGAGGCAATCGACAAGCTGCTTGAAGTCAAATCCGATCCGCGCAACCCGACCGGCGGTGCGTTTGGCGCATTGACTGACCAAGAATTGCGGCTGTTGAAAAACTACACCGCGTCAATCGAGCAGGGGCAGTCCTATGAGGAATTTGCCCGTGGACTTGGCCGGATTAAGCGGGCCGCGCTAGATATTGTCAAAAAAATGGATCCTGCCGCGTATGAGCAAATCATCAATCGCGGCAGTCCCACGTTTAACGCGGACGGCTCGATTACCTATGACAAATTGGGCGAGTCCCTGTTCGGTGTGCCTGCTGCGGCCACCCCTTCCGGCACAGCACCGCAGGGCGGCAGCGACCTTCAAAACCTGATGCAGAAATACGGGGGCCGGTAAATGGCGCAGCCGGTTTACAGCGACGAAGAGCTTTTTCGCGCCGCCCAAGCCGCCGATGCGGCTGGCGACACGGAAGCTGCACGCAAACTTACGCAAGCGCTTATCGCGGGCAAAACTCAAGATCAGATTGAAACGCTCGCTGCGAACCTCAACCAGACAATCGACAAGAAGGCGCTTGCCGCAAACGTGGCCTCGCGCGATGCAGGCGGGCCGATCAACAGGGTTGTCGAAAAACTTCCCACTGCCGTGCAGCCTGCTGCGACTTCGGCCATCAACACTGCTGTTGGTTATGGTTCTGGCGCAGCCAAGGCTGTAGTGGATTTGCCGCTGCAAGTGGCATCGGGTGTGCAGACAGGTGCAAACGCGCTGCTTGACACCGTAATTGGCGGCGGCTTGGACGTAGTTGGAGCGACCGATGCGGCGGATTGGTGGCGCAACACCGGCCAAGTTGAAGAGGCCCGCCGTGGCGCTTTGACCAGCCCTGTCGGCACTACCGTTAACGCGCTCGCACCTGCACCTGCGGGATACGAGACACAGCGCAATGTTGCCGAGTTTGCTGGCGGTTTCCTTGTCCCCGGCCCCAAGGGCGCGAAGGCACCGATTAGCGCACCCCGATCGGTCGCGCAGCAGGCAACCCGCACCCGCGTAATCGACAATGCGGCGGAAGTCGTGGCCGAGGGCAACCGTCGCGGCGTGCCGGTGATGACCACGGACGTTAAGCCGCCTAAAAGCGCAATGGGGCGTTGGACTAAGCAGACCGTCCCTGAAAAAATCCCTGTTGTGGGGATGTCAGGCCCGCGCCAAGCACAGCAGGAAGCCCGCATTCAGGCCGTCAAGGACGTTGTGGACGAGTTTGGCGGGAATAGTGGCCGCAACCTTATGGACGCGGAAACCGCTGTGCAGGACATTGCGCAGACGCTTGGCAAGGCCCGAACCGACCGGATCACAACGCTGAAAACCGCAAAGGACAGCGTCATCAAAGGTGTGACCGCCCCGTTCTCCAATGCGCCCAACACCGTGCGCGCGATTGATGATCAGATCGCCAAGCTAAATGGCATTGACAGCGAAATTTACGCGCCGGTGGTGCAGCGCCTTGAGCGGTTCAAGCAGCAATTGACTTCCGGCAAGTCGCTTGAAGAGGTAGAGGGCCAACGCCGCCTGCTTGGCGAGATGTTCAGCGACCCGAACCTAGCCGCGATCAAGACGGACGGGCAAAAGGCAATCAATTCCATTTATGACCCGCTTCGCCGCGACATGGGCGACTTTATCGAGGGGCAAGCAGGTTCGGCGGCTCGGGCCAAGTGGGCCAAGGCAAACGAAGAGCTGGCCGCAATGGCGGGCGAATTGAAGTCGTCGCGCTTTAAGGCTGTTCTGCGAGATACAGACACCACCCCCGAGGCCGTAGGGCGCATCCTGTTTAGCGGCGCGGATAACCCTAGCGATGTTCAGCGCCTTGTTGCTAACCTTCCCCCGCCCGGTCGGCGCAAGGTGCAGGCTGCGCTAATCCAGCGCGCCTTTGACAGCGCAGGCGGTGCCGAAGGCGTTAGCGTTGAACGGTTCCTAAACAACATCAGCCGGAACTCTAAAACGTTTGGCATCGCCTTTGAGGGGCAGGACAGGCAAACGCTTGAAGGCGTAAAGCGGCTGCTTGAGGCTACCCGCCGAGGCGCTGAGGCCGGTGCCAACGTCCGCACTGGCGAGCAAAACCTTCCCGTTGGAGTTGGTATTGCTGCGACACAGATGTTCGGGCTTGGCGGCGGCATCGCATCTCTCGGCGTCGGCGGGCTGCTTGCGCGGGTTTATGAAAGCCCGATGATGCGCGACAAGTTGTTGCGCCTCGCATCTACCAAGGCGGGCAGCGTGCAGGAAAGCCGTGCGCTTGAAGTGCTGATGCGCAGCGCCGCGCCTATCGTCAACGCTTGGAAGGAAAACGCCACTCGCGCGGTCAATGATAACGCAGCGGGCGCTCTAGCGGCCTCCGAACAAGAGCCAGTAGAACCGCAATAACCACTCGCTCCACCACCATAAGGCGGCGATGCTGCCAATCCTAAAAACCCAAATCACATTCCAACCCTACCACAAAGCGCCTCGCAAGGGCGCTTTTTTTTGTGAGCAAAACATGGCCGCAGAACTTATCACGCTTCCATTCCGCCCTGTCATTAACACGCGGGGCGTGCTGGAACCGGGCGCATTGCTTGACGTGTTTCAGGCTGGGACGACCACGCGGATCAGCGTGTTCTCCGATAGCGACCTGTCGGCGGCGTTGTCCAATCCCGTTGTCGCCAATTCGTCAGGCGTTTTCCCCAGCGTGTATTGGGACAACGCGCAGGCTGTCCGCGTGCGTGTGCGCGAGGCTGACGGCACGGTTTTGGGCGATGCTGACCCGTATTTCTCTGACGGGCTTTCCTCAAGCGATCTGTCGTTTATCCAATCCGGCACTGGTGCTGTAGCTGAAACGGTGCAAGCGGCGTTGCGCCGCACGGTGCATGCCTCGCAATATTCGTCGCTTCAGGCGGCGATTACAGCCAATCCGGGGCGCGACATCATCTTGTCGCCAGGCGTCACGACCGTTGGCCTTTTAACGATTGCAGGCAATGACACGCGGTTGATCGGTTCGCGTGCTTGCACTTTGCAGAGGGCAAACAGCACTGCGGGCAATTTTATCACCATAACAGGCGCGTCTTGTTCGCTGATCGGCTTCAACATCGACGGCAACCGGGCCAACCAGACTTATGCCTACAACGTGCGAGAGGTGTTTGTCCAAGGGGCGAAGGCTGAAATTCGCGGGTTGCGAGTTAACAACGCTATTTCGCACGGCATTGGCGCAGTGGGCGGGGCGTTGCAGCCGGTCATCTCCGATAACGAAGTCGAAACCTGCGGGGACTTCGGTATCTTTGTAGATAACAACGGCGGCGGCACCGATCCGGCTTACGGCCTTTGCGAGAACAACACGGTTCAAGACTTCGGAATTGCAGGAGGCGGCGGGGGCGCGACTACTTCGGTTGGCATCGGCGTGCGCTCGCTGCTTGGCGGCTGGCGGATTAGTGGCAACCTTGTGCGCCAAGTAACCGCCCGTGCAAACGAACAGCTTGGGATCGAATGCTGGACGAACAGCAACAACATGGTTGTTGAAGGCAACACCATCGACATGATCGGGCATGGCGAGTTTGGACTTTCAATTACTGGTTACGGCTCTGTCGTGAGCGGCAATCTGGTTCTTGGAACTTCGTCTTATGCCATCGAATTGATTGACCGCGCGGTGACTTGCACGGGCAACGTCATTCGCTCGCCTTTGGGTTCGGGCGTTTCGATCAACCTCAATTCGGGCCATGCTGATCCGGGCGACGTTATCACGGTGACGGGCAACACGGTGGAGAATACGGTCAACGTGGTCGGCGCGAATGCTGCTATTACTGTGACGGGCGATGTGGGCGTGACCCCGATTGCCATCACCATTTCGGGCAACACGACGCACGGCCTTTCGCATGGCATTGTCGTTACTGACCTTGTGACGGGCTGCACCATTACCGGTAACACCTGCTGGAATACCGGATCAGGACAAGCGGGCATTCTGCCGCTCGGCACTGACATGACCGTAAGCGGCAATACGATTATTCGCGTAGCTGCGGCCGGCACTGGCAACGGCGGCGGGATTGTGATGGGCGGGTCGGGCCACCTTATTTCCGGCAACCGCATTTCAGGCAACAGCCGGATTGACAACGCCATCCTGGTTAACGTTGGCGCAACCAATTGCGTCATCGACGGCAACTTCATCACAGGCGCAAACGCCAACACGGTATTCTGCAACGCGACTGGATCGTCGATTGTCGTCAAGAACAATGTCGGCAACGCTGGCTATGCGCTGCAATCTGGCAACCGGGCATTTCAGAACCTCAATACGTCAAACGGAATTAACGTAAGTCAGCAAATGGGCATGGGCCTTGGCGTGTTTACCGTTGCTACCCTGCCCGCAAGCGCGGTTACCGGCACGGAAGCCTACGTCACCGATGCAAACGCGACCACCTTCAATAGCGTTGTGGCGGGCGGAGGCTCTAACAAGGTTCCCGTCACCTATGACGGCGCGGCGTGGAGGATCGGCTGATGGAACGCGCAATTCGTGACGTTTCAGCAGGCCGCGCTGGCCGCATCTGCGCACCCGGCCAATGGGTAGTGTGGCGCGAGGGCGACCGCATTTGCGTGGAGTTGAAGTCATGAAAATCGGGTTTGGCATCGTCGAGCGCATGGGGGAAGTTTAAGATGAATGGAATTGACTGGCAGGTTCTTTTCAACATTGCAGTCATGGCTGTCATGGCAATGGGCGGTTGGATCGTGGGCCGCGTAACCAAGACGCTTGACCAGTTGGACACTGACATTCGCGCGCTCCCCGAAAAGTACGTCAGCAAGGCCGACTACCGCAGCGACATCACCGAGATAAAGGCGCTGCTCACAGGCATCAGGGACAAGCTGGACAGCAAGCAGGACAAGGACGCTCACCGATGAAAAAGACAAGCGCGGCTGGCATCGCTCTCATGCACTCGTTCGAAGGGCTGGCGAAGAAGCTGCCCGATGGCAGCATTGCTGCCTATCCTGATCCGGGCTCTCGCGACGGCCACCCGTGGACAATTGGCTGGGGCAGCACAGGCCGCGATCCGTTTAACGGCGGGCAGATAAAGAAGGGTACTGTGTGGACGAAGGCGCAATGCGATCAGCGGTTTGTGGAGCATCTTGCGCAGTTTGAGCAGGCGGTCAACGCCGCGATCGGATCCGCGCCCACGACGCAGGCGCAATTCGATGCACTTGTAAGCTTCACTTACAACCTCGGGCCGGCGAACCTGCGCAATTCCACGCTGTTGAAGCTTCACAAAGCAGAAGATTACGAGGGCGCTGCCAAGCAGTTTCTCCGTTGGAATAAGAACGATGGCAAGGTCATGAATGGGCTGACGCGCCGCAGGAAGGCCGAGGCTGCACTTTACGGAAAGGCAGACTGATGAACTTCCCTGACTTCGTTACGCCTGACGGTCGCCGAGCTTGGGCGTTTCTCGCAATTGTTGGCGGCTGCATGGTGTTTACCGCCGTCATCATAGGCTCGCTTTGGCTTATCAAAGACCACGACGAGTTTGTGTTCTACCTTGCCCTTGCTGCTCATGTCCAAGTTCTAGTTGGCATGACGGCTCTTGGCTGGGCAATGGGACGCCGGCTGCAAGCAAGCGCAAGTCGTGACGGCGTGACGATTAACGACAGCCAAATCGAAGTTCACTCTTAAGGAAAGTAACGGAGCCGGTGCCTATGACCCTCCCTACCCCCGACGATGAGCGCAAGGCCATCGTGGCCTTCACCGCGTTCGCCGTGCTGTCGCTGCTTGGCGCGGGTGCATTGCTGTTCGCCATCGCAACCGTGCTGGTGAAAGCCGCGCAATGGGTTTGGAGTTTCTGATGCTGCCACCTCTCCCGCCGTGGCTCGCGCCGCGATACGCACTTACCGGCATCAAGCTGGGGCTGTCTGCCCTGTTGCTGCTTGTCGCCGTTGTCGGCTGTTCAACCCAGACCGTGCGTCTTGAAGGCTTTCGGATCCAGCTTCCGCTGATCGGCACCATCGGCCCGCAGGGTTGGAAGCCTTATGCGCAGGAACTGGAAGGCGAGGTTCGCTCGATCCGCATTGACCTGGAGCTTTCCGAAGCCCGCCACATCGCCACTAAGCGCGCTTACGAGGACGCGCAGGCCGAAGCCGCACGGATGGAAGCCGAACGACTGGCCCGCGTTGTCGCCCGCCAAAAGGAGATCACAGATGAAGTCCGTCAAGATTACAGCCGCCGCATTGCTGACCTTCGCGCTCGTGCTGCCCGCTTGCAAGCCCAAGCCCGAGCCGGTGCTGGAGGTGCGTCCGGTGGTTTGCAACTGCCCGAAACCGGCGACCCCGCCAGCGGAATTGATGACCCCGCCGCGTGTCAGGAAATTCCTGCCCGAGACGTAAACACCGACATCGCCTGCCGCGCAATCGCCGAAGAACAGGCAATCCAGTTGGACGCGCTTATCCAATGGGTGAGCCGCCAGTTAGGCGCAACCGAATAATTCCCGTCAACAGCGCGAGTAAGCCATGTGCCGACACCTCCCACAACCGAAGCCATGATGCACGAAGCCGTTGCCGCCTTGAGGCAGCACGGATCACAAACCCAAGCAGCACACGCGCTGGGTATGTCCCGTTCCGCGTTTCAAGACCGCATCCGCAAGGCTCATGAGGCTAGGTTGATCGAAGCAACGCCGCATGAAGCCCCCGAGGTTCCGCAGGCCGCGCCACTGCCCGACCCTGACCTGCCGATTGAGCAGCTTGTCACGTATCGCAAGAGCGCCTTCGAGCGCAAACACGCGAACGTATTGGCCAAACGCTGGCGGCGGTTCAACGTGCCGACGCATGGCCCCTATGCGCTGATGTTTGTCGGCGATCCGCACCTCGATGATGACGGCTGCAACCTTCCGCTATGGGAGGATCATTGCGAGCTTATGGCTGGTACCGAACACCTGTATGCGGTCAATATAGGCGACGTTACGAACGACTGGGTTGGTCGCTTGGCAAAGCTTTACGCCAACCAAGAGATGGGTGCACACAACGCCAAGAGGCTTGTGAAGCACTATCTGGCCGAAAGAGGTATCCCATGGTTCCTTTGGCTTCATGGGAACCACGATATGTGGGACGGCCCTGTAGGGCGCGACTTTTTTGAAGGCATTCGCCCGAATTACGTGACCATGGAAGATTGGCAGGCGAAGGTCACAATGGTTAGCCCCAACGGCAAACAAATCCGTCTCTGGGCTGCCCACAACTTCAAGGGCAACAGCATTTGGAACCCGATGCACGGCCCGCTTCGGGCAGCGCAGATGGAAGACTGGGCGCATCTGTATGTAGCTGGCCACCATCACAACTGCGGGCTGTTCCAGCACGAAAACGCGCACCGCGATTTTGTGGCCAATGGGATGCGTGTTCGTGGTTATAAATTTATCGATAGCTATGCCGATCTACACCAGTTTGGCTCGCATCAATACGGTGCGTCTGGGATCGCAATAATTGATCCCGATGGCGACAAGCTCAACGCGGTGACGTGCTTTCTCGATCCGCACGAGGGCGCAGACTTCCTCGCGTGGAAGCGCCGCAAAGCCGCAGCATGACAACCGCCGACAAAATCCGCCATGTTGCTGATGTGGTCGAGCAATCAGCCATGGGTCGGCGCAAGGAGATAGCAATTGAGTTGCTTTGCCTTCACATAGTGCGAGCTTGCGGGTCAGGCGAGAATGCCGCCGAGGCGCGCTTGCTGCTGGAGTTGCTGGAGGGTTAGCCCGCGCTCTTGGGCAAGGTTCAGCACCCGCTCAATCTCGACGCTAGGCACTAAGACACGGCGGGTCATCTTGCTCTCCTTTCCAGACGCTCAAATAATCCGACCCAGCCGGTTCCCGTTCGGGTGCATCTTCTGGGGCTTGGGCGATTTTGTCGGGTTTAGTTCCCGTTCGGGTGCGCCATAACGTTCGCGCTATCTTGCTTAATGCGCAAGATATGGCGCGGGTCATGGCTTCGGAGCCGCCTGCGCCAACGCATCCTTGTGCGCTTGAAGCTCGTTCATCAGGTGGCGTTGATGTTCTTCAATCGCCTCATCCACAATCTCGCGCACATTGAGACGCGGTTCGTCACGACCGGCTGAAACAGCACGGCGACAAGCTCGCAACGCCTTACGCAACCGCTCGACCTCGGCCCGCAGCCCTTCGATCTCCCGCCGCTGTACACACGGCAGGCGCGGGCAGTCGTCGTGGCAAGTGTGGATGCCGTCGTAGGTCAACCGCTCCACTTTGGCTTGCAGGGCTTCGATAGCGTCGGCGCGGACGTATTCTGTCGCGGGCGTATGATCTTCGCAGTCATCGCCCCACACATCGTGTTCACACCACTGCCTGCCGTAATGCGCGTCTGCGCAGCAATTGGGCTGCAAAAAAATGCGCTCGTGGTCACCGCGCAACCGCTTAACCAGTTCCTCGGTCATGCCCGTTTCTCCCGTTCGCGATCAGCCATCGGGCGCTCATAAAGCTTAGTGCCGTCAGCGCGGCGTAGGGGCCATGCGCTGTCCTGTGATGTCCTCCGCGTCGGGTGCGGCTTGCTGATCTGGGCGATCATGGCTGCTCTCCCTCAATCTTGGCGATGGCGGCGGTGAGGGCGACAACGCGATTTTCGACGGTCTTTCGACAAGGGCCAGCGACAAACTCGCCGCCAGCCAAGTCGCCAAGGGCTTGCCGCCACAGTCCTGATGCGCTTGACATCACGTTGCCGTAGCCGTGCCGCTCACAAAGAGCGCGAAGTTCGACCAGAATAGACGGGTCAACGATCTTGTCTTCAGCGCAATCCTGCAAAGCCTCCCGCGCCTCCCGCATTGCTTCCAGCGCCTCGGATGTGGCTGTGTGGCGAACCTCTTGAGCGAACGCCAAAACGGCGCGAATATCACCCTTGCGTTGCTCCTGTGTGGCGCAGCCGCAAATGGCTGACGCAAGGCTTTCAGCGGCTTCGTGGCGCTCGCGCAGAGCCAGCGTCACCTGCACCTGCTCTTGTTCGGTCATGTCATTCTCCCGTCTGATAGGCGCGGATGCGGCGGGCCATTTGCTTCGCGGCTGCATAAAGAGAATTGCACCATTCCGATGACTCGTGAGCCATCTCATCCAACTCTGCTTCACTCGGCCACCGTGGCTGGCACTCACCCATCGGCGGGGCTTTGGCGAAGGCTGCGATGAGGCCGCGGATGTTAGCCTTGTCAATTTCGTCTAACGGGTCGCACGTCAGGTCGAGCTCTCCGTCTCTCATGTAATACGCCTCAAGCGCCGGTCGCCATGCCTCGTAATCCGGCTCGGCGTCGATCTCAGCAAGTCGGGCCTGTCGCTCGGCAATCTCTGCCAGCAGGGTTTCGCGTTCGGTCATGCTTCGTCTCCCCCACAATGGAAGCATCGTGTTTCATAAACCGCAGATAGCGGTAAGCGATGTTGCCGCGTCATCCGTCGATACGGGCGAGAAGGGCGCGGGCGGTGACTTCAGCACGCTTAAGGTCGCTTTGTGCCCAACCCTTGAACGCGCCCCGCCCATCCATCGTGGGGTCATAGCGAGCGCTTTCGACAAACCCCCGCAGCGCCTCGACCAGTTCCGGCGCGGCTGCGATCAGGCGGGCGTTGGCTTCGTTCGGCATTTCCGAATAGCGCGGGATTTTAGCAATGCGCGGAACCCATGTTGACTTGTCGCCAATAATCCAGCGGTCGCCGTTAGGATCGGTATCCCAAGCCCAAGGCCCATTCGTGTAAGTCATCGTGCAATCTCCATAATCAAAGCCATCACGATCAGGCCGGAACCTAACAGCATGGTGCCGCCGAATATGCGGGCGAGGTTGTAGGCTGCGGTGGGAGTCATGCCGATCCCTCCCGTTTGATAAACCGCTGGCACCTGTCACCATCGTCGGGCTGCATATAGTGCGGGGTGGGGCGGCGGTTATGGCACTCCGCTACGCTGACCGGCCACACCTCCGTTGACTGCCAAAGGCACTTGCCAGCGCGATTGCGCAGCACAGCACCGGCCTTGTTCTTGACCGCATCAAGATCATACAGCTTACAGTCGCGGCACTTTGCCATCACATCACCCCCTTCGCCCAAGCCCAGACGCCGCCGAAAGCAGCAATCCAGATGCAGGCGCTGATGCACCCGCCAATGACGAGGCCGCGCCAGAAGGCGAGGTCATCGGGTTCCGTGGGGTCGATCATGCGTAACCCTCCGAAGCGCGTTCAATCAGCGCGTCCAGTTTGTCCCTCACCAGCATCGCAATTCCGATGTCGGCAGGCTGCATTGCAACGTCCTCGGCCATCCACATGACGCGCAACAGGGTGATGTATTCATCCGATACGGGCGGCGTTTCCCGCTCCTTGAATGACCTGATGTCTGCGAGAACGGCGTCCATGACGCGGGCGTTTTGGGCGAGGCTCACTTGCCGAACTCCCGATCGATCTGCTCATCAAGCAGGCGGTCGCGGCGCTGTTCGTAAAGGTAAGCGGCACGGTCGGCAGCGTCTGCCGCCATGTCTTCGTAGGCGCGGCCACGGGCCTCCTCGACCAGCTTATCCCATTCGGCATCGGTCAGGGGCGAAGGCATGAAGTGCGCGTTTGAAACAAACACGGCTTCCTCAACCTCGACCTCGCCACCTTCGGCAGGTTGCCAATAGGTCTGCGCAATGAACGGAGTGCATGTGTAGGTAACGTGAATCTCACGTTCTTCGTCTCCGCGTTCAATGAACGTGGTGAAGGTGAAGCGGCGGCTCATGCTGCCACCATGCCGTAAGTGCTGCGAACAGGGGCAAGCAACAAATCGCAGCCATCGGGATCGTCAAACATCGGAACGATAGTGATTTTGTTGGGCCACTTGCGACCGTGTACCCACTGCGTCCGCGCATTGTGCAGCGCATGGCTCTCGGCCACATTGGGCAGCGCATAACTGTAGCATTCCCAGCTATACACGGTCGGCTCGGGCAACGCCTTGCCGAAGCAATCCACTTCAAGCGTGATCGTCGCAAGCCACTTCTGGCGATAGGTGCGCGGGGTGGTGGTCATTTCGTTTCTCCGTGTTGATGCCCCCTTGTAGGCGCGGCAAAATGTATCGTCAACACAAAAATAAACACCGTTGCGCTTGACTGGCATAAAATGCGCGGCTAGGCGTTGGCTATGGAAAACGCAATCACCCCCGAACAAGTGCGCCAGGCTGCGCTTGATGCGCGGCTTACGCTGGCCGATTTTCTGAACGGCGCGGGCGTATCGCGTTCGACGTTCTACACATGGGAGCGCACAAAGCAGCCGCCCAAGCGCCCCCTTACGCTCGCCAAGCTGGCGGATGCTGTGCAGGCCGTGGCATGACTAAGCTGCGCGTCCTCGATCTTTTCTCTGAGGAGGCCCGCTATGCCTAGTGGTGCCAAGCCCAAGCAGTATGATCCTGCGCTCGTTGCTGAGGTTGCCCGCTTATACGAAAACGGCCTTACGCAGCAAGAAGTTGCGGCAAGCGTCGGCCTTTCACAAAAGGTCGTTTGGAACATCATGCGGCGGCACTTCATCGCTGCCCGCGTTGCAGCGAAGCGCGACCAATCTGGCGAACGCAATGCAAGCTGGAAAGGTGATGAGGCAAGTTACGCAGCCTTTCACCGCCGCCTTTACGCCTTGCACGGCAAGCCTTCGGAATGTTCGCAATGCGGCACGACTGAGGCATCGCATTACGACTACGCAAGCCTGTCCGGTCAATATCATGACCTGTCAGACTACGCGCCGATGTGCCGCAGTTGCCACGCAAAATACGACGACAAGGTTTTGAACATCGCTCACATGAGGGATGCGGCAAATGCCTAAACTCAACGTGCTCGATTTGTTTTCGGGAATAGGTGGCTTCTCCTTGGGTTTGGAGCGCGCCACCCTTGAAGGGGCTTACATTGATGGCTTTACCACGACAGCCTGCTGTGAAATCGAAGCGTTCCCGCGCAAAGTCCTCGCCAAGCACTGGCCCGATGTCCCCTGCTACGATGATGTCCGCACCCTTACCGCAGAGCGACTTGCTGCCGATGGAATTGCCGTCGATGTCATCTGCGGCGGGTTCCCCTGTCAGGACATCAGCTTCGCCGGAAAGGGCGCTGGCCTCGCAGGCGAACGCAGCGGTTTGTTCTATGAGGTCGCCCGTCTTGTTGGCGAACTGGCACCCCGATTTGTTATCCTGGAGAACGTCGGCGCGCTGCTTTCTAGAGGGCTGGATGCCGTTCTCGGAACCTTGGCCTCGCTCGGGTATGATGCGGAATGGCATTGCATACCAGCTTCCTACCTTGGCGCACCTCACAGACGCGATAGAGTCTGGATTATTGCCTACACCACGGGCGCAGGACGGGCCGCGGGGTGCGGGGCCGGAAACCAAAACGGAAACGCTGTTGAGGTGTGCGCAATCGGGTTGGGGGCTAAACCTTGCAGAGGTTGCGCAGCTATCGGTGAGGGGCTTTTGGCCGACGCCAACAGCACACTTCAACACAACGAACACGGGGGATGCATTAACCCGACGGGCAGCGCAACGGGGAACGCCATCAAATCTGGCGGAAGCTGTGATTTGGCCGACGCCGAACGCCAGCGACAACAGGGACAGAGGCAACCTATCCTCTCCTTCGGTGCAGCGCAGGGCGCGGATTGGCAAGCAGCTTGGCCTCTCGCAAGTGGTCTCGGAGACATCTGGCGCACTGAACCCGACGTGGGTCGAGTGGCTAATGGGGTTCCCGACCGGGCACACCGACTTAAAGGACTCGGAAACGCCGTAGTCCCTCAAATCCCTGAACTGATTGGCCGCGCAATCCTCGCTGCCCTTCAAGACAGCCGCACCGCGCGCCCCTCCCGAGCGTGTGCGGCGGGGGAGGCGTTTGATCCCCGCGTCTCCCCCAACCCTTTGCAGAACGTGTCTCATGACGCGCCCTATACGGGAGATCGCGCGTGAACGCGCCCGCATTCCTAGGCCAGTCCCGCGATGGGGCGTTAACCGAGGGCGGCGTTAAGCGCGGCGGCATTATCCTCCCGTTTCCTCCGAAGGTGCTTTGGCCGAACGGTCGCACCCTTAACCACAAGTTCAAGGCGGCGGCGTTCAAGAAGGCCCGCGAGCAAGCGGCATGGGCTGCAAAGGCCGCGAACGTGCGCGTCGGCAACAGCCCGATCCCCGTTCACCTGATCGTCAAGCCGAAGGCCAAGGGGCCTGCGCCAGACGCGGACAACTGTGTTTCGGCCGCAAAGGCGTACTTGGACGGCATCGCCGCAGCCATCGGAATTAACGACCGCCACTTCGCCGCGCCCACGGTGGAGATTGATGGCGAACGCTCTGGGCAATTCGTGATTTGCATAGGAGAAACGCAATGACGACCGCAACTGACAAGCTGGAAACCGCCCTAGCGGTTGCTCTGGCAAAGCTTGAAGGCGCAAAGAAGAAAAGCGCCAACCCGCACTTTAAGTCGAAGTATGCCGACCTTGGCAGCGTGATTGATGCGATCCGCCCGATTGCCGAACATGGCATCTGGTTTCGCCAATCGACGCACCCCGACGATAACGGCGTGACGGTGGAGACGTTCTACATCGGCCACGGCGCTTCGATTAGCGCAGGTGTGCTGCATATGCCGGCCGACAAGCGCAACCCCCAGGGCTTCGGATCTGCGCTGACGTATGCGCGTCGTTATGCGCTGCAAACGGCCTTCGGGCTGGCGAGCGAGGATGATGACGGCAACGCGGCCAGCAATGGCGAGGTCGCCCGCAAGGCGGCACCTGAGGCCAAGCGCGCACCGGCACACAGCAAGCTTAAAACCGAACTGCGGCAGTTTGTCCATGAGATGCACGGCTGCGGCGATGCGGACGAATTGGGCGCATTTCTCAAGACCGCCGAGGCGCTGCGGATCATCCGCGAAACCCGTGAAAAGCTGCCTCACCTTTGGGACGGCGAGGACTGGCCGGAAGGGCAGGATCGGCCTGGCGAGTTCGTCCCGCTGTGTGACCTGATCGACAAGCGCCAGCGCGAATGTGCGCAGGCAACCGCACAATATCTGAACGCATAAGGAAACGAGAATGGCTTACGAGCAAAAGGATAACAGCGGTTCGCTGTTCGGGAACGAAAAGCGCGAGAGCGAAAAGCACCCCCACGCCAAGGGGACGGCGATGATCGACGGGCGCGAGTATTGGGTGGACGCTTGGACGAACACCGCAGCCAACGGCAAGCGCTACCAGTCGCTCAAGTTCAAGCTGAAGGATCAGCAGAGCGCACCGGCTGGCGGCGCATACCGTGACACCACCCCGCCTCCCGCTGACGATCTGGACGACGAGATTCCGTGTTGGCCTTGGCCCTTTTAATCAAAGGCAAGGAGAAAGCCAATGCTGACTGAAGTGAACGCCTTCGGGCAAGATAAGGTTGCCCGTTATGGGTGGACGGTAACAAGCGACAAGGGGCGATTCCGAGAACTGGATAAGCGCCTGTTGCAGGTCAATCCCGAATATCAGCGCGAAGCTTTTAAAGCTAAGCAGTTAGAACTTGCAAGTAACTGGTCTTGGATTGCTTGCGGTGTTCTGACTGTGGCACATCGTGATGGCCTGTATTGGGTTGTTGACGGGCAGCATCGCAAGCTTGCCGCAGATCGGCGGTCTGACATCCAAGCATTGCCGTGTTTGGTGTTTGATGTCTCAGACGTAAAAGATGAGGCTAGGGCATTTCTTGCCACCAACACCAACCGCAAGCCGGTCACTGCTATGGGCAAGTTTAAGGCTCTAACCATTGCAGGCGATGAGGCAGCAAGACTTGTGGATGATGTCATCAAGTCGTGCGGGCTGCGTCTTGCAACTGCCAGCAAAGAGGTTGGCGATTTTAAGGCCGTCGCATGGGCACTCTCAGCTGCGAAAGACGACCCGCAGACCTTCGTGAGCGTGATGCGCTTAGCTAGCGACTTGGCATTAGCTGAGCGCACGCCGGTTCACCACCACATCGTTAAGGGCCTGCAATACATCAACAGCCGCATTGATGGCGGCATTGATGCGAAGCGGTTCAATGATCGTGCCATGAAGGTTGGCATGGCAGCATTGCATCGCGGGGCGATCAGTGCGGGCGAATATTATTCGGCGGGCGGCTCTAGGGTTTACGCGCTTGGAATGATGGAAGTCCTGAACAAGGGCCTGCAAAATAAAATCGTCATCGACATCTAACGCGGTGGGGCCGGGTCCCCCTCTCCCTCCGCTGGCAGACCGGAGCCGCGTTGGCGTCTGCCACATTTTTTTCACCGCGACTGTTAACCATCTTCCGAAAGGTTTTGGCAACCATGTTACCGCCGAAACTAGCCCCCGACATTGTGAAACCCAAGGCGCGGTTGCGCTCGACCGCACATCGCGATTGGGTGCGCAAACACCAGTGCTGTGTCCTCGGCTGTCAGCAAATGCCTATCGAGGTCGCGCACATCAACCGCGCTGCGCATCGCGGCGTTGGACAAAAGGCAAGCGACGGTTTTTGCGTTTCATTGTGCCGTGACCACCACGCCGAAAGCCATCGGGGCGAAAAGACCTTTGAGGCCAAGCACGGCCTAGACCTGATGGCGCTGGCGAGAGCGTTTTACCGCGCATCACCGCACAAGGGCAAGCTGGACGATCCTTATGTCTGAGCGCGCCCTATACCGCCTCACGATGGACGGCTTCCGCCCCTTCAACACGAAGGCGCAGGATGAAACCGCACGGTGCAAGCTGGGCGATGTTGTCGAACTGAAGCTAACCAAGGTGCGCAACGGCGGCTTCCACCGGCTGTTTTTCGCCATGCTGCGGCTGATCAGCGAAAACAGCAACCCGCACATCACCGAGGAGCAAGCTCTGTATCTCGCCAAGGTCGGCGCGGGCTGCGGTGCGTGGATCAACACGGGCCGCAAGGAACTGTTTGCTCCTGGCAGCATCAGCTTTGCGGCAATGGATCAGACCGCTTTCGACGAGTTTGTGAAGGCTGCGATCCCCCCGCTTGTGTCCCGTTTCATGGCAGGCACGGCACCTGAGGCGGTGATCCGCGAAGCGATGGAATTGGCCGTATGACTTATCCCCAACTGCATGACTCTGCACGGGTTTCCCCTTTTGTTTCAAGGGGTGTCTGTGATAGAAACGAAGCGGCTCGGAACAGCGTTTGCACCGCCGAACCGAGCCTGACCTCAACCGCTTTACAGGAGCGACCGATGGCTACGATTCTCCCTACCGCGTGGAGTCCGTCCGCGCAACTTACCGACCCCCTTATCGTCAACGCGCGGCTGGTGAACCTTGCCGCCGAGATCGAGCGCAACCTTGCAGCGCGTAGGGCATTGCGTCCTGCCCGCTCCGATGCCGCACGCAAAGGCTGGGAGGTGCGCCGTGACCGTTGAAGAACTCAGCTATCTGCGCTGCCCCGACAAGATCAGGGCCAACCTAATCAACATGGGCGGGCCGCGTCTTAGCATTGCCGAGATCGAGCGCCGCCTCGCACGGTTGCCGGTCAAGGTTGAAGGCGCGCACATTGGCGAGCCAACCGAAGGCGACGGCATAGACTTTCGCGTGCGGGGTATCGTCAAGCCGCTCCCGGCGCGGCGCGGCACATCGACCATCACCGCCGAGGAACGCAAGCGCATTGCCGAGTTGGCAAAGGGCATCCCCGACAAGCCCAAGCAGAAAACAGCGGTGCTTCGCTACAAAGGCCCGCCGCCTGTTTACGGCAGCACCAACTACGCTGACAGCGTGATCGAGCGCGTCTGCGATGCAATGGATTTGCCGCGTGAAACGTTCTTTAGCGCGTCTCGGCAAAAGTATGTGGTGGCGGCTAGGTCGCTGGTTACGCGTGTCCTGCGCGACCGCAATACGGCGGTCTATTCCTACCCTCGCATAGCCGAGATTGTGGGCCGGAACGATCACAGCACGATGATTTGGGCGTATGAGCAGTTCGACCATTACTGCACGCTCTTTCCGATCCTGCGCCCGATTTATGACGAATTGCGGGGTGGCAAGTGAGCATCTATTTGATGTCGCGCGCCTATCGCATCCAAGGTCTGACGACTGCACAAAAGGCTGTGCTGGTTGTGCTTTGCGATCATGCGAATGACGAGGGCGCGTCATGCTACCCCTCGATGGGTCGCATTGCCAGCCATGCCAGCATTAGCGAGCGCACGGCCTACCGCGTGGTCAAGGACTTGGAGCGGATTGGCTATGTTAAGCGTGAGCCTGTCCCTGGACGTTCCACACAGTTCACCATTGTCCTAGATTGTCCGCACCCCTGCCAAATTGTCACCCCTGACAAAATGGCAGGGGCCCCTGACATGGTGGCAGGGGCCCCTGACACAGTGTCACCCTATCCATCATATAACCATCAAGAACCATCAAATGATATGTCGCCTGATGGCGACGAGACATTCACGTTTGATGATTTTGTCGAAAGCTGGAACGCAGTCGCCACCGAAACCGGCCTGCCAGTCCTGAAGGCTATTTCCAAAAGCCGCAGGACGGCATTCCGCCAGCGCCAACGCGAGTTCCCTGCAATTGCCGATTGGCAAGCAGCCTTCCGGTGCCTTCGCACCAGCAAATTCCTTCGCGGCGAGAACGACCGCGACTGGAAGGCTGATGCGGATTTTTTCTTGCAAGCCAAATCATTCCCGAAACTGGTGGAGGGTTCTTATGCCTAAGTTAGTAGATCGCAGCCCGCACAACCAAGAGCCGATCGGCAATGACGGCTTGCTGCGGTTTATCGACGACATCAACGTGATCCGCGCCCGTTCGTATCAGCGCCGCCGGTTTAAGCCAGTCCCGCGCGATGGTGGCGTTCTGACGATGGTGGAGTGGGATGCGATACCGCGTCCGAACCGCGCCGACACGCCAAGCCCGCGCTACAGCGACGGCCCGCGCCTGATGGCACCTGTCAGATGATCCGCCCAATCCCCGCCCCCGGCTATCGGCTTATCAGCGGCAAGCAAAAGCCACCTGCATCATGGGGCGAACGTCTGTTCACGCAACTGCGCATGGGCTGGTGCGATCCGCTGCCTTGGCCAGTTTCGACAACCGTATTCATCCACACCGGAAGCGCCGGCGATGTCGTGGCCGTTCGGAAAACCAGCGAAACCATCACGCGGCAGGAAGGTCGCCAAGCAAATGGGGCTTACGAATGAGGGTCGAGCAAATTGGGCGTGCAACCCTGTATTGCGGGGATAGCCGAGAGCTGGTTGAAAGCCTTGCTGCTGATGTGATGATCTGCGACCCGCCCTATGGGATTGGCTTTGAATACCTATCCTATCATGACAGCGAAGAGTCGCTTGAGAGGTTGATTGCCGAACTTATTGCGCCCGCAATTGAGCGCTTAGGGCGAGCGGTCATTACGCCAGGCAACACTAATCTACACAAATACCCCAAGCCGCTTTGGACGGGCGCTTGGACATGGGACACGACGACCGCGCGCGGCTTCTGCGGCTGGTCGCAATGGCAACCGATCCTGATATACGGTGAAGACCCAGCCAAGGGCTTCGGTAATCACAACGGCTATATGCGTTCCGATCGCATCCACTTTAGCGGCGGGCAGGCGGACATTCAGGCAAGCGAAGGCGGCATCCACTCTTGCCCCAAGCCGACCCGCTTCATGCAAAGGTTGGTCGCGCGCTTTTCCAATGTTGGCGAGACAATCTTTGACCCGTTTCTGGGCAGCGGGACAACTGGGGTCGCCTGCGTCGGCATGGATCGCAACTTTATCGGTTGCGAGATTGAGCCTGCCTATTTCGACATAGCCTGCAAGCGCATCGAAGATGCGCAACGTCAGGGCAACCTTTTCGACGCAGCGTGAAAGGAACCCACATGACCGACCCAAACACCTTCACCCTATCCGACACATTGGAAGCCCGTGAGCTAGTCAAGACCATGCTGCCCCCGTCAT